TGCTTGGTGCAACAAACGCATTTATTACACTGCCCAAACTAAACGCTGTTGTTAATGCCATAAATACATGCGTTGGTGTCATCCATGTGGCATCCAAACACACGTGGTCATACGTTATGTTGCCATTACCATCTGTGTTTAACGCTGCATAATACCGCCCAGCATCAAACATTATCTTGCAACCATCACCAAACACTACCAATGGTAAATGCTCGCGTATTACCGCTGCCGCAGTGTAAAATACGGGGTTGTCATTACCAACTATTTGCATTGTGAACCCTCGTATAATCGTAATCGTCTTTTAATTGCTCGCGATTGGCCTGTATGCCCTTGCGTATATCGTCTGCAATTGATTGGTGTAACTTTTCCCGCTGTTCTGTTGCGGTAAGTTCGCGTTTTTCGTCACGCCCTTTATAAATGCTTTGGCATAAATACAAAAATGCCTTGCCACCATGCGAATACTCGTCATGCACAATGTTTTTGGTGTTAAGCATGCCGTCTTTGTAATCATACCGCATGTTGTTTATGCAATCTATACCGCGGGTTAATGTTTTGTCTATGTCAATAATTGGTATCATGGAACGCGCAATATCAATTTGTTCCTGTTCCAACAGACGCGTTAACGTAATACAGTTATACCCCAACTCACGCATACGCGCTACACGTGTATTACCATACGCCCACTCGGTATTTGCACCGTCATGTGGAAAAAATACCGTATCATACTTGTACGGCTTGCTTTGTAACTGCTCTAACCAGTACGGCAACGCCTTTAACGTGTCCTCCATGTAATTTATTACTTTAACACGTCCGCCTATCCACTGGTAAAACCATATTGCTGTGGCATCCGTATGCCCAATATCCCATGCCGTATATACTGGGTAACGGTCATCCCATGCAATCTTGTTTGCAATGTTATTTGGGTATTTAGCAAATTCTGTTGCTAACACTGCACCACGTGCCTCTTCCCCAAATTCACCATACAAAAATCGCGTTTGCTCGTGCGCTGGCAATTCCTTTAACGAATCAATATAGTCGTCTGGTAAATATTCCAGGTTGTCCAACGGGTTTAACCGCACATTTGCATAAATGTTTTTATCCAACTGTCTATCAGGGTCAAGCGGTGACGTATACAGGAAATGTTCCTTATACGTCCAGTGCCCTTTGTGTGGTGGGTTTTCAATTAAAACCTCCAACAGTTTGATAAATCTGTTTGGGTCATTATAGTAAGCAACTTTTTGCGCCAAACGCGTACGCAACTTTTGTAATGCCTCGTAATTAACCTCACTGGCCTCGTCAATAAGTATTGTTGCGTATTCAGTACCAAGTAACTTTTCAACCTCTTGCTCGTTACCTATGGCCCTAAAATGCAATTCACTGCCATTTGGCAATGTAAATATGTTTACGCTGTTGTTCATACCACCATTGCACCAGTGTTCGTACAACTGCGGGTAATATAACCGCAATAACTTTGGCATAGTGTCCAGTATTATTGCATTACGCAACGCCGTAAACGTATCACGCGCTATTAAATGCCTACTACCAGGGTAATATACCGCACGCTTTAATACTTTACGTAAACTGCGGAATGTTTTGCTGGAACGGCTACCACCATAAATAAGCAACCTGCGTGCTGGGTTACTGCGCGTAAACATGTTATCAAACAACGCAATACGGCGCGCTTTATCCAGTTCTTGTTCATGGGTTAATGTAATCATAATGCATCATCCCCTGGTTCAACTACAAACCTAAAACCGCCCAAGTATTGTTGTTTTTGTTTATCGGCAGACACGTCCACGCAAAACTTTGCTGCTGTGGTATCACCTTTTAATGCTTTGGCTATTTGCTTAATGCAAATGGCATCTTGTGCCGATATTTTAGCCAAAACTTTACCATTATCGTCCTTACGTTCCACCAATTCAGCCAGCGCAGCCATCATTGATGCGCGGAAATCGCGTTTTTCCCTGCGTGCTTTGCCAGACGCAATACCACCTTGTGTGGCAATTGCCCTTTGCTCTTCCTCTGTTCGCTGATTCATGGGTATAAGGTTCTCGTGTCCGTATGCCATCAACTTAAACCTTTGTTTGTTTTGTTTGTTTTTTGGTGCGTGTTGGTCGGAGTTACACCGCCACTACCACATGGAAATGCGGCATGCTACTGTTACATTAAACACGCTTAACGCCTTTATACATACCTGCGCCCACCTCTTTTATGGTGCTATACGGCAATACAGGTACCGTTAAATCTTTTTCTTTGCTTTTGTCTATAAAATACACATATTTAAGCATGTTGCCCTTAATGGGCTGCCAACTGTTAAATACCCTGCTTGGTATTTTAAGGTGGTGCGCTTGTATAATGTGTACTGGTAAACCTGTCGTTGGGTTTATGCGTATGGCGGTATTTTCTGTAATACCCACCAACTTAAACCCACTGGCGCGGTAAATTGTACCGTCACCACACTGGCAACCGTCCGCAAAACTTATTACCCATTTAATGTGTGGGTAATGCTTTTTTATTAACCGTAACGCAACCGCAATGCATCGGCTTTCACTGTTTTTGGGTAACAACTCGCTAAATGCCATGCGGTTTAATTCAATAAAACCGTTCCATGCTGTGCCTTTAACAAGGTTTATTGTGCCTAACTTATTGATACTAGGCCCAAATTGCATTACCCCCCCCAGTACCCCATCTAAAAAACACCCCAGGTGTAACTGGCTGTTTGGCACAACTTTGCCACTGTAATGATGCGCTTTTACAAACGCATTGGCTGATGCCGGTGTTATTGGCTTTACAATAATGTCTTTAACACCCGCCATTTAGATACCTCACTGCCATAACATACAGCGCATTACCATTGCTGTTTTCATTACCGTCCGTATCTTGCCCAAATATACTATCGGCTTTGGCTTTGCTTAATGCCGCGTTTACTGTTTCCGCCTGGTTATCGCTTAACGTAAACGTTATTTGCTGAAATGGGCTTTTATCAGCACTGCTTAACGCTGGCATATCTGTTTCCATTGACATATCTGCCTGCATACCAAAATCAGCAATATCAAGCGAAAACTCGGCAATTAACGCCCCCAAATTGTCGTTATACCCACTTGCCTCAACCAACTTGTTGCTTGCAATAACCAAATCGGCTTTTTGCTTTGGTGTTAAACCCTTTGGCGCAAATACAACCGGCACATCGCTTAAACCCATTTTGCATGCCGCTAAATAACGCCCATTGCCAGACAGTATTTCGTTTGTTTCTGGGCATACCAGTATTGGGTCACCCCAACCATTACGCTTAATTGACTTTATAATAAGGTCAATGTCGCGTTCCTGGTGGTCTTTTGGGTTTTGCGCATACATGTGTAATGCGCTAACCGGCAATGTTTCACAGCCGGTTGGGTAAACTATTTGTTTTACCATGGGTTACACCTTTGGTTATTCGTCTAACCCTAATGAACGCATTGCTGCACGCACTGAATTGCGCGCTGCCTCTGCGCTTTTCTTACTTACGTTTTCCGGTGTCCATTCCTCTGGCTTTTTATCCACCGGTGCAGTTTCCACAGGGTTACTTGCCTTTGGCGCAACAACCTTGCTTAATTTTTGTTCTGCTAATGTTGGTGCCGGTTCTACTGGTTCAACTGGTGCCGGTGTAACCACTGGAAACATCTCTGCTGCGCGGTTAATAATTGTTATATCGCTTGCATATGGGTCAGCATTACGTTCCATGCTTACTTGACGTAAAAACTTATCGCGCGCCTCACCCTCGTATAATGCTTTAATGTGTGGTACACTGTTTACGTATTCTGTAATGGCTGCCGCATGTTCTGCCTCGTCATTACTTGGTTGTACGTATTTGTTTTGGCGTGCCTCATACTTTGCACGCGCCGCATCAACCTGTGTTGATACCGGTATATCACGTGGACGCATTTCACCTTTAAGGTCAATGCCATACTTATGCGCTATTTCGTTAATAACAGCCACAGGGTCAGCAAATGCAATCATGTTACCAGCAATCATTTGCCGCGCTGTTAAATCGGGCTTGTCATTAAGGTTTTGTATAATTTCCACACAATTACGTATAACATCCGCATCTGTAATGTGTGCGCTTTCCGCAACCTCGCTAATGTAACCCTGTACCGGCTCAATCTTTTTACGCAAATCGCGGTTTTGATATTCTGCCTCTGCCGCACGTTTATAATTGCGTTCATTTTCAACACACAAACGCGATAATTCGTCTTGGGTTTCCTTGTCCAGTGTTCCCCATTTGTTTTTAGCAAAATCACCCTTTAATTGCTGGGGTGCCGCTACGGGTTCGCTTGCCGGTTTATTTTCCTCTGGCTTTTCCGGTTGGTTTTCGTCAGCAGGTTTATCAGCCGGTTGTTCTGCCGGTGTTTCCGTTGCAGGTGCGCTTTCCGGTTGTGTATCCTTGTTTTCTGGTGTTTCAACTGGGGTTTCCGTTTCTACTGTTTCCACCTGGTTTTCTGCCTCAAAAGCGGCCTCAACCGCAGCACTTATGCTTTTATCGCCGTCCATGTTTTGTTTTCCTTTGGGTTTACGGGTTATTCTTTGTTTTCTAATTTTGTTATACGGGCATCCAAACCCTCTAACTTGTCAGCCACAATGCCTAATACATCCAATATCTTTTGGCTTTGGCTACGCGTGTCTTGTTTGCCCTCAACTGGCGCATCCATTTCGGTTTCTGTGCCATCAATACGGTTTAACGCACCAATATCTTCTGGGTTTAACCGCACCGAAAAATCACTTACCAACCGTTCATACTCTGGGTGTTCCGGTGGCAATAAACACATTGCCTTGTGGTTTTCGTATTTATCGCGGAACGGTGCAATGTGTAACATTTCCGCCTTTGTCCACACTGTGCGCTTTGGGTCTTGTGCATTGCGAAACCGTTGCCACACATCCCTGTAACGCATTTGGTGCTTTTCTGTAACCGCTACATCCATCCAATCAGCATGCGCACCATCACCATTGTTTATGCGCATAAATGGTATAAGTTCATAATTGTTAGTGTTCGGCACATAAATGCACCGCCAATAAAACACTGGATGCAAATCAATACGATCACGCAGCCGCAAATCGTCTGCATCCAAATAATCGGTATCTGCCATGGGTTATTCCTCGTATTTGGTCATTAAAAACTGTGCTGCCGCATTGCGTATGTTTGTTGGGTATTTACGCCCATGTAAACGCAACGCAAACTTGAAATTGCCGCTGGTATCTTGGTTGTTACGCAGTTTGTCCGCTAACCCCCGTACCATGTTATGTATTGCTTCATCCCTGCTACGCGCGGCTACCGCCTGTACATTGTTGTTATGGCGCATTAACTGCTCAGCGGTTGTATCGGAATCTAACAACAACTGCCCGCTTTCCCACTCATACTCACGCTGTTCTTGCTGTGTCATTTGTACGCACCATCAACACATTATCGTCAAAAATAAACGTTATGCCGTCACCAACGTATTCGGTTTTCTTAATGTAACCAACAACGTCACCAACGTCATATTGCTTGCCACATTTTTCGCCCTTGGCAATAACCTTGGCAAACGCTAAATCACTAACCCCAAACGCATCTGTGTTTGGAATGGGCTCTATCCATACAAGGTCTTTAAGAACTTTATATTGCATGCTTTGTCCTCTTGACCAAAATTGCTTGTTCTACGGCTGTCTTAAATGTTTGATAAACCAAATTTGCCGGTTCAATAACCGTATTTGGCACCGTTTTAACACCAACCGCTTTGCGTATTACCTGCCATACTTTGTGCTTTGTTGGGTGAAACGCTGCTAACATTTGCCCCGCACCTGGCACATACCCATCATACGCTTGTATAACCGCCAATATGGTGTCTTCCAAACGGTCTTTTAATTCAACCATTTGCGCCGTTGTTTCTGCACCAACATATATCTTGGCAATTTTGCTTTCCAAACGCGCCAAACGATCACGCGCCCATGCTTTTTCGTTACCAGATAACGTATCTATTTCCGTCTTTATTGCGCCAACCAGTGCTTTTGTTTCTGCACTTGGTGTGTACTCAAACGTGGCCATACGGCGTGTAATATGCGCCTTTGTAATATGTGGTGCCAATACCGTAAGGTCTGCAATAATATCCGCACGCTTGTTACCAACTACGCTTGGCGCAACATTACAAAACTGCCCCACACCTTTCATATGGTTTGCAACCAAACTTGCGTGCGCCTGTTCGTCACATGAACCTATGCATAAAAATGGGCGGTTTGTTTGTATTGCTGTTGTTGCTGGTTCCTGTATATCCTTTAACGACATGTATTCATTTACAAACACCACTGGGTTAACCATTTCAACACCGGTTTTGGTGTTCACAAACGCCTGGTTGCTATACCCAGCATCCAACACATAGCCCTTAATTTGCTCTATGGTAATACCGGCTTGATCGCGTTCCTCAACAATATAATGCCCATCTTTACCGTTTTTACCAACAACCGTTGCCACCGCATCTGAAATATGTGTATCACCATTACTGGCAACCATGGCTATGTTATACAGTGTGTTGTAATCTATTTTCTTTTCCGCCACACCATCCAAAAATACTTTTAACGGTTCAACACATTCTTGTAACGCCAACAGGTCTTTTAATGGGTATTTAACCAAATGTGCTAACAATACCGCTACGGACGTTGTACCATCGCCCACCTCACGCACCTGGCGTTTACATACCTGTCGCACAAAATTTGCACCTGCGCTGGTGTCTTTTAACGATTGCGACACCTTATAACCATCCTTGGTTAAAATGGTATCATGCACATGCGTTACTGGGTTTTCGGTTGTTATTGCAACCAGTTTGCCGTTTGGCCCCAATGTTGAACCAATAACTGCGGCAGCGCGCCGTATTTGGCGTTCAATTTGTTTGTTCATGGGCTTTGTCCTTGGGTTAAAAGTTCATGGGTTTAATGCAAATTAGAGAGTTTTTCGTCTGTAAAAGACGGGCATGCAACCCATGAAACATGCCCGAACTGAAACTGGTGGCGTGGCATAAATAGTGGTTTAACAAGGAGAAAAAGAACACACCATAAAATAAAGGTTGCATAAAATGCACCACGCCATAAAAATACGGGCACATTACTGTACCCGCTGTAACCAAAAACCATCTTACGACGATTTTTATACACTATTCCTAGCATACACGTTTAATATATACCTAAAATAACGGGTTTGCAACAATTATTTGCAAACCCTGGTTATTTTGGTTAACAATTATACGACACTACTTTTTGTTAACCTTACGTTTATCGCATAAATGCGCTATAAGCATGCCAATACCGCCACCAATAGCAATTACCAACAAAAAGCCCAATATGCCTATAATGGGCAACCATAGCGGTGACAACACCCACCACCACGACCAGTTAATAATTGCCAGTATTTTTAATACGATAAACAAAATAAGCAAAACGCCACATGTATTCATTTTTACCCCCTTTATTTGTCTTTGGTTAAATATGTGCACACAATAAGTGTCGCACAGATTATAAGGGTTATTATTATGCCATTCATTTTACTTACTCCTTTTTTATATTTCCTTAAACTCGTGTCCAAGATAAGATGCACCGCGATTAGCCCAAAAAGTCGCCTCTTGAATTTTATTTTTTGCAATTGCAACACAACCCATAACATCTTCAATAGCAGCATTTTTTTCTGTTTTGGCGGCATATTCAATATCATGAACAGCGTCAAACAGGTCAACAGCCAACCGACGTATTTTTTCAACATGTTTTTTTGCACCATCCGTTAATGGTAACGGTTCTAATCTAAATGTGCTTTCTCTTTGCATTACTTGCTCCTTTGGTTTTAGTTTGTTATAAATCTGTCCACAATTCCGTTTCAATCGTGCCATGGTAATCTCGCTTTATCCACACAGCACACGCAGGAAAGCCAAACGGAAACCCACATTTGCTTGCTGGCATTATCCATATCTTTTTGATACCGCCATATTTGGCAAGGTCAAGACAACGACCCCAAGACGACACGATTTTATTTAGCGGTATAAGATATACAATGTTTTCGGCGATTTCGTATGAGTGTTGCATAACTTCTGTGAATTTGCTGTATGGTGGATTTGAGATTATCCACTCAACAGGCAGCACCCAATCAAAAAAATCTTTACCGTCTTTAATCTCACACCAACATTTAAGCATTGTTTTCGGGTATTGGTCGTAAAATGCACCGTCACCCCTAAATGGGTCTAATATCGCATCAAACCACTCTATCGGCAACTGGTCTATAATGCGTTTAGCAATATGCCTAGGGGTCATAATATCGTCATTGACAATTTTAACCATCATTTAACCTTTTGTATTTTCTGTTTGTATTCCGCCTGCGCTAAAAACTGCTCTTTAATCAGTTCGTTTTTGACAGCGGACAGTTCGTCATAGTTATCGCAGCGATAAACGCATTTGCCGATAGTGAAGAAGTATCCGTTTTTATCCTGCTGTATGTCGCTTATCATTGGTTAGTCCTTTATTTCATAGTCGGCATAATCTTGCGGCTCTAATTTTCTGCCCAATAACCGTTCTGTGCATTTTTTGCACAAAACCATTCTTGTTGATGTTACTGGGGTTGCTACTGCTTTTTCCCAAATTTCTTGTTTTAATTGAAAATAGTCGCCTTTGTGCTTAAACACATTTTTTCCACAGGCGGTACAGTGTAAACCAACCCACCACCATTTGTATTGCTTTCGGTGCATCCATAATTTGAAATGATTTATATAATAGCCGATAAGATGTTTCATTGGTCTTGTTCCTTGAATTGTATTGGTTTGATTCTTTTTATACGCAAATTTTTCAACCAAAACGATTTATATCCTTTTTCTTTACACCATCTTTTCTCTGCGTAACCTATGGCACCTGCTGTGCAATTTAAGTATTTGGCTAGTTCTTTGCGTGAGTAAAAGTTTCGTGTTGTGCCGTTGATATGATAAGCAACCTTTCTTCTGCTCATTGATCTTGTTCCTTTATTGGTTTACCGTCTTTATCAACAAGGGTTATACTGAACCCCATTTTCTCAAACACTTTCATAAACGCTTTTACCTTTGGTGGTATTTTTACTGGCTGTGGCATTTTCTTTACTTCTTTTTCTTAAAGTTAACTTTTTGCGGCGTTTGCTTTACTTCTGAGTCTATTACCCGAAACAATGATGTTGCTTTCATACGACCTAATATACACTCTGTTTGACAGTAAATATATTCGGCTAAATATGCACGTATTTCACTGTCGCTTGGGCTAGTTCCCATATCTGCGCCAATGTTATTCAAGATAAAATCGGCTGCGTGGATACACTCGTGCATTACATAGCCAGTGAACGCATCTTTTCCTTTTACATAAATGTCTATTTGTTGGCTGTCTGACGAAGTTTCGCAACGTGCTTGTGCGTTTTTTTTAACATATTCTGGCAGACCATCATAGACAACTACTACGTGCTTAAAAACATCTACAACAAACTTTCCTAGTATTTTCATCATTATTCCCCCTTATCAAGTTCTTGTTCCTTTTGTTCTGCTTGTTCGTGTATATTGCCGATGATTTCAAGATATTCTGCATCTGTATCTGTTAATTCTTCTATACCATCTTCATTTGAAGTTAGTTTTGAATATAACACCCAACGAAGAAATATTTTGTCCCATTTTATTTGCCAAGGACACTCGTCATCGTCATAAAATAACACAATATCCCCCTCATAAATCAGTTTTCCGTTTTTATCTTTTAACCCTGTGCATTGTTCAACTTTCCACTCTTCGTCATTAATCAAAAGACAACCAAAACTTTCAGCAAAGATAATGGGCTTTCCTGTCATATAATCGTATGTATCTTGGGCATCATAATACATCTTTTTTTCTTCTTTGTTCCACGCCCGAAATCTAAATCTATCGTTCATTTTACATCCTTTTGTTCTAACCATGTTGGTGTCGCCATTGCTGCCCAACCTGGCTGTGACTTAAAATCAGTTTGTCGTATTAGCCGTTTCATTTCCGGCGATAATTCCTTATACTGGTGTACCTCTGTTGTAAAAGCAACATAACCTGGTAACATTACAACACCCCCTGTATTCGTTTGTATTGCGCGGGCGTTACGTATAGCACAACCCTAAACCTTTTCTGCATGCGTGGTTTGCGTGGCGCACCGGCACCAACCGCCATATTGCTGCGCACAAAATCTACTAAATGCGGAAAATCGTCACACATAACAATTTTGCCACGACGGTTACGCATACATGCCGTTTGTATGCTTATGCCTGCCCATTTTGCGTATGCTGATAACGTACCCCGTAATTGCGGTTCTGTCATTTTGCCCCTCCCTTTGCTTTGCGAACACGTAAAATAAGACGCCCCCTAAAAACAAACGAATTAACAAACTCACCAAACTTGCTTTGTATTGCGCTTTTAGAACACCCCACAGCATTTGCCACCTGGCTTATACTTTCATAACGAATACCATCAACCAGATAAATATAATTACTGTTGTGTTGTATTTTATTTATATGGCGTTCCATGTTTGCTTTGGCTGTTAATGAATTGGCCTCGTTCCATGCACCGATGGCGTTTTTTGGGTGTACCCCACAAAACTCATACGGGTTGAAATTACCGCAATTACACTGTGCATAAAATAACCCACCTAAATCACGCACATACGGTAAACTGCCACAGTATATACACTTACGCATATGCCCCCTCCTCAACTAAACTGGTTAAATAATCACTGTCCGGCACAATTGGTTGGTATTCACCACCACTTTGTTGCACCATTTCCGCCTGTATTTTGTCCACAAACTCACCAAACTGCTTTGTGCTTAACTTGTGGGTTTCCGTTACGCCCAACAACGCTTTCCAAAACTCTTTTTGTATTTGCGTTGTCATGGCCCAACGTGGGCAACCCTGTGGCAAAAACCCTGTATCTTGGTAAAACCGCACAATATTGGCACAAACCTCCATTAAATACCGGTTCTGTCGGTATGAACGCTGTTTTTTATGTGGCGCAACCACAATGTCAATACCATTGGGGTTTTGTGCAGCATCTATCTGCACATGTAACCAGCGCACAATGTTTTCTGTTGGTATGCCGTATTGAAAAAACATTATGCCCTCCGTTTTTCTGCCGCCACAATATCACCCAACGCCCTGCGGAAAATATCCTTTGCCAACCGGTACGGCACACGCCCACTGTCAATGGCTTTCAATATGTCGGTATCCCAACGTGCCCATATATCAACAAACCGCAATTCGTCATTGTCTTTTATGTTGTTCAACAATGCTAACCGCGCAGCAATGTATTTTGCCCGGCGTTCAATACTGGGTATATTGCTAAACGCTTTGCTTTCGTCCGATAAATCGCTTTTTGGCTTTGCAAACCCTTTGGCTGATAAATCACACAGCCGTATAAACACCCCAAGTTCTGGGCCATAAATCAACCGGCGGCGGCGTATTTCACTAAAATAACCCTGCGAGTTTTGTTCCATTGTACCCCTCCCTTGCTATTTGGTTGCAAAATTGGTTGGCATCATCCACACTGCGCCAAACGTAATATTCAAAACCACGCTTGCGCACCTCTGTTTCAAACGCCACCTGCGTTGCTGTTTGTTTGTTGTAATCTGCTTTAAGTTCCACAAATACGCACCGACCAACCGGTAACAGTATTACCAGATCAGCCACCCCTGCCTTGCCACCATTACGGTGAAACGCGCGTATTGCAGACCAGCCACGTTTGCCCTCGTTTGCTGGGTGGAAAAACAGCATGCGGGCAATATTTAAGCGGGCTGTTACCTGTTGTGCCAAAATTTCCTCTGGTTTTGCCATCACACCCCCCTATATGCTCTTGCTTTAACCAGGTTTGCACAGCGCACATTGTATGCATGCTGTGTGCGGTCATAGCGTTGTTGTTTAATTTTCAATATGCGCACTATCTCGCCCATAATTGGCATTTTGCCCGTATCACGTTCTAATGCCGTTAATACCGCCTTATCAAATAACCAGCGCGGCATGTTAATCACCACTCTTTCCGTCGTCATTTTCTGCCCTCTTGGTTTGTTGTTTGGTTAAATACAATTTGCGTTCAATTGACGTGGCTATGCGCAATAACTGGTTGCGGGTCATGTGGAACATACCGCACAGCGCATTAACATCCTTACAACCCTGCATAGCGTGGTAAATTTCGCACTCAATGCGCGACATGTTGAACGTGGAACAATCTTTTGGCATAATCATAACGCACCTCCCTGCACACCCCATGTGCGCCGACGTAATGTTATTTTCTTGTTTTGTATGGCTATGGCTAACTTTTCCCAAAACGTAAGGTTTGGGTATGCCATAAATAATTCTGGGTAATCGTTTACAACCCCATCCAATTGCCACTGCAACGCTTGCTGCGGGTTAAGCATAAGCGTGCCATCCTGGTTTAATAACGATGCGCTACCAATAAATTGCCCATTGTCACTTGGCAACACACTACAATCAATCATTACGTCTATAAGTTTGTTAAATGTGGCTTTAATCGCATTTAATTGGGTCGTGGGGCGCGTTTCTGTTTTTGGGGCATAATCTACCGTTGGCACCTTTTCCACGCGTTCTGATTCTAAAATTGCAACAATTTGCGCTATACGTGGGCGCGTCTTGTCGTTCTTACGGTCATAATAGCGTGATATGGCGCGTGATATATCTTCCCATGCATAACCATCAAATGCATGGTCTATTTGCTCGGCATTGCCGTACATTTTGTCCAATGCGCTATCTGCAACATTGTACAGTTCGGCAATTTTACCAATATACTGTTTTGCAATCGTCATTTTTCCTTTCCTTTGGTTTTTGGTTCTTGGTTACAGATAAAACGGTTCCTCTGCCGTTTTGATTTTTTGCGTGGCAACCCTGTTGTGTTCGTCGGTCGCCCAACGGCGCAACAATGGTTTCCAATCGCTAATTGGTGTTTGTGATTTATTGCCCTTAACCCAGCCCTGGCTTTCGTAATACATCCAAAATTGTTCGGCTAACTCTGGTGAACACGCAAAACCACCCATGCCCGCAACACTGTTTTGTTGCTTGGCATATTCCAGTACTGCATCTAATGTTGGGTGCACGCGCGTATTCCGTAAACTAGAATTATTATTATTTAATATATTATTATCAGTATTAGCAATAGCAATAGAAGATGCTACATTGCTTACATTGCTGACATTGCTTTCAGTTTTTTTACATTTTGTATTGCTTATATTGCTGACATTGTTTACATTGCTCCCACATACCCCAGTGCTTACATTGCTGCGACGTCTGTCTTGACAGCCAGCATTATAACCTTGTCTATACAATTTTTTTTCAATTGGGGATTCCCACTCAATATCTGCCACAACAATTTGTCGCGCACCAACTTGGTAACCTATGTTATAGGCCTCAATTTCATTTGGGTTTAATATTCTGTATTTCATCTTTCCAACCTTTCCCTTTCCAACCGTTGTTTTTTGGTGCCTGGTGGGGTGGTTGGAAAGACCCCACCAAACGAACTGCCCTAGTGGGTTCATAACAATGAAAAAGTAATGTAAATAAACATATTTCTTGCTTCCCCTTGTTACAAATGGGATAATACATTATATATTTATCAAATGCAAGTAAAAAATAATACATAATCTGTTTGTAAAAACATGCTATTGAAAATACAATAAAAACAATAAGCAAGGGGTTTTTTATGCCAGGTTTTCCAGTTTCAGACGACAGCAAGCGTATAGGGCTGCGCATGAAACAAATACTTAAACAGTTAAACATTACCCAGGAACAAGCGGCCTTGCGTATGGGCTTATCAAGCCAGGGCGCACTGGGGCATTACCTATTGGGGCGCAGCGAAATACCAATAAACATTATAAACAAGTTTTCTGCCGAATTTAATGTACCAGTGGCAAACCTGTTTGCAACGGATGATGAAATAACCATAAGCAGTGATAATTACATGGCAATTGATATAATGCTTGCCATTGACGAATTTTTAGCGCAAAATAAACTTGCGCTTACCCCAGACCAGCGGCGCAAACTTGTACGAAATTTCTTGGCGAAAAAATGCCGGGATACAGATCGTATAAAAGAAACGTTGTCCGCGTTGCTGGCTGTAAATGGCGATGTGTTCAAAAAAGGCAAATAACGTGACACTTATTATTGATTTTCAAGATATTATACTGGCTTACCTATTTTGCATGTGTTTGTATTTTTCAATTGCTATGATTATTGACGAATTATTACCCAAAACAACCCCATTAACAAAATGGATGCACAAACACCCTGGTATTATTAAATGTGGCGTTTTGGCGTTTTTGATTTTTTACCCGGCGTGTTTATTATGGTGCCCATCTTGCCTGCCACAATCACAATTTTGGGCAACATGCACAATAATTGCATGGTTGACTGCGGTAACATGGTTTTCTTATTGGGTCATACGTTTGGTTAAAAAGCACAAATAATAATTATAACTATTGCACTTGGCGTTATATTGGGTTTAACCAGTTTTTATTTGTTTTACGCACCCTGCGGGGTGCTTTTTTAATGGGATGACCCATTGACCCATTTTATAATTTTTCACACTTTTATAAAAAATTACATTATCTGTTATTTTTTACTTGCATTTGATAAATATATGGTGTATTATTACCATCGTAACCAAACCAAAAGGACTTACGATGTTACGACTTATAATTACAAACGAACTGGAACGCCGCCTTAACCGTAAGGCAACGTTTGCCGAACAACGAAACGCATATTTGTATGTTTCCGACAACTTGGGCGACAAACCCTCCCTTAAAACATTAACTGACTTAATGGACGATTACATTGACGATACATATGTTAAGTGCGCCAAATGTGGCGAATGGGTGTTGCGCGAAAACACAACCGAAATAACTGGGCCGTACCACGATTACAGGGTTTGCAACAACCCAAACTGCGAACAGGAAGCGTATTACGATGCCCACACCGATCCATACCAAGAATTACGCACATATTAAAAGACGGAGGCAGCCCATGAAAAACTTAATTAAACGCATTTTTAATGTACCGACTATTACAGACAGTGTAATACCTGCCGATCAATTAACGGTTATGTTAAACGAACCTGTGCCAACCGCCAACGACGTATTAGCGTGGCACAACAAGAATATCCCAGCAAACCAATTTTAACCAAAGGTGGAACCCATGGAAAAAACAAAAATACAAACAATTGACATTAAGGGCAAAAAATATGCCACAGTAGACAGCCGCGTGGAATTTTTCCGCGAAAAGTTTCCAACATACTCAATTGAAACATCATACCCATTTTTAGATATGGAACATGGTGTATGTGTATGCCGCGCTGTTGTAAAAGACGATACTGGCAAGATTGTTGCTGATGGTTTTGCACACGAATGGCAAAACAAGCCAGGCAGTATGGTAAATAAAACCAGTTATATTGAAAATGCACAAACAAGTGCCGTTGGGCGTGCATTGGGCTTTATGGGTATTGGTATTAACGGGGTTGGTATTGCCACCGCTGACGAGGTGCAAACCGCCATTACGCACCAAGAAAACAATGATTTACCACCTGTTATTGACGACGAAATACCATTTAGCGAACCGGACAGTGTGGTTGTGGTTAAAAACGCCAAAACGCCAAAGGAGGCAACACCGGACGAATGGTTAACAGCAAACGCTTTCCGCGGTATTGCTGAACGCACAACATCGGTTGCAGAACTGCAAAAATTGCTTAACGGACAACGTGGCAACCCACACCTGCAAGAATTGGCGGAAATAGCAAGTGCCCGCAAGATTGAAATATTGCAGGACATTGAAACACAGGCAAATATGGAGGCATAACATGAAACTGTACCAGGAAATTGAACTTATTGAAAACGCCATAAACGACATTTTATATGCTGATGGCGATATTGACATGGATGCCTTTAACAACCTTATGGTTGCCAAAACGGAAACCATTGAACGCGGCATGGAAAGTTTATGCAAAATACGCGCACGCAAAATGGCTGATGTTACAGCAATAAAAGCCGAGGCACAACGGTTACTTGATAAAGCAGATCGCGAAATAAAAGCACTGGAACGGCTGGAACAATACATGATGGACATGTTGGCACGCAGTGGGCAACCAAAACTTACTGCGGGCACATTTACTGTTGGCACACGCGCCAGCACCAGTGTGTATGTTGCACCCGATTTTAACAACCCCGAATACATGCGCACAGCAACCACCAGCGCACCGGACAAAGTAAAAATAAAAGAGGCAATACAGGCAGGTGCCGTAATTGATGGTGCCCACCTAGTAACAAAAACAAACTTGGCTGTTAAATAACAATGGCACCCGAGTGGAACGGAACAACCATACTGGCCCCATAAGCCAGTGATACCAGGTTCAACTCCTGGGGGTGCAACCAAAATAAAGGAAAGGAATAAACCCATGACAACACCATTTAGCAAATACGAAATTTTGGGGCGTATCGTTGAAACTGTGGCACACATGCCCGCAGATGCTAACCAATTATCCATGTGCAATGCTATTGCTTGTTCGGTGTGGGATTATTTACAAGATCCCGCAATAATGGAACGGTTTACACCAATTAAACTGGGTAAACCGGAAACTATCAAAGATATACCACGCAACATATTTGACACTGAACATACGGACGACATACCCGCGGAAATAAAACCTAAAAAGCCAACCGTTATAACACCGGCACCATTACCGGAACCGCCTGCGCCACGCACAACGGCACCCGTCTTACAATATGGTCCGGACGGCTTACCAATACCAGACATATTATGGCGCGAAGAACCATTTAACCTGGAAAAGTGTTTTTTAGGCCGGTATAGCAACCCATGCAGCACAAGTTTGGGCAAATGCCGTAAACCATGCGTACAAACGGAATTATGGTTGTTTGATAAAAAAACAGACGAATTAACAACGGTTGACGTTGAATTTGCTGACATTGAAACATTGCGGGTGTGCCTTGATCCTTACGTTGAATACGCAAAAAAGCATCGCAAACCACCTGTATATATTGACAAGGAAATTAACGATGCCATGGACGACTTAAAAGCAGCCGCCAAAGAGGTTGTTACCCAACAAAAACGCAACCGTATGGCACAATATGTTGAATTATACAACATGGGGTTCAAGGTGTCGCAAATTGCGCGTGAAATGGGCATAAGCGAACAAGGTGTGTACGCATATAAATACGAAGCAAAAAAGAAAGGGTTAATAGCATGAAAAACTGGAACAAAAGGATGTAAAATGAAATGCAAACACATGTGGGCTTATTGGGATGAAACATATTGTCCAAACGGCTATGAGTATGAACACATACATATTCCACACCGCCAATGCAAAGTGTGTGGACGCGAATATGTGTTGTTTAACGGATGTGGCGAATACGCTAACAGATGGAGGAGAATAAAATGATTACGCTTTTAATTTTAATTGCTGACATGTGGTATTACATGTTTACTGGCAATAATTTCCTGTACTATGGCGACCATGGTATTATGGCTGTTGTGTACATTTTTGTTGGTGTGTTGTTTGTAATGGCGGAATATCTAACGCTTGGTTGCGTTGCAGATAGTGCAGCCGAACGCGCCATTGAACACCAGCGCAAATTAAATGAATTAAACAATAAAAAATTGTGGGGTAAATAATGGACAGCACAGCGGCAATTGTAAATGCATTAAAAGACGAAACACAAGTGCAATACAGTTATCTGTATGTGCATGGGCTTGGGCAGGTTATACCGCCAAAAAGTAAACTTAATGGCCCAAAAACTTTACATTTGGTTCTTAAAAGTAAATGGTATGACAAAATAGCCAGCGGCGAAAAAACAAGCGAATACCGCGCATACAGTGAATACTGGAACAAACGTTTTTGTGGTGGCGCAAAAATATACCCAACGGAAACAACTGAATGTCACTTATACAACAAAGTGGTTTTTCATAAGGGTTATACTGCAACCACAATGACTTTTACCATAGCCGGCATAAAAATAATTATCAACAAGCCCAATGATTTGGGGTTGGCATGGTGTTGGGAAATTAAACTTGGACAACGAATAGGGGGTAAAAAATGAGTGATTTTCTGTTACACGCACTAGGAGTATCAATAATCGTTTTAATTTCAATATATTACGCTGTGTTAATTAAATTATTGTTGTCTTTATAGGGAGGCAAAAAATGATTGAACCATTGTTGGCTGACATGCACTTTGGTGGCAAACCAATGACAAAAGCCCAAGTAAAAGCAATGGCAAAAGCAACTGCACAAATGTTGTTAGATAAAACTAATACTATATTGGCGGTGTGTATGGGCAAAGACGATAAACCTGTGTATATCACAAGAGAAATTAAAACAAAACCTTGCAAAACAGAACAAAAAGGTGTAAAAAATGGATAAACTATTAACTGTTGACGCATCTATTAAATACTTACGGGAAAGGGCTGGCAGCATGTCGTATAAAACGTTCATGGCGGAAATTAACGCCGGGCGTTTGCCATATAAACCGTATGGCGTTAAAATGCGTTTTAGACAACAGGACTTGGACACATGGCTAAACACAACGGAAATACACCATTCCGACTATACAAACGTGGCGAAACGTGGCACGCATATATCTCGGTTGTCGCTAATGGACAGCGAGTTATCATTCGCGAAACTACTGGAACAACGGAAAGGTCTGCGGCGCAACAATGGGCAATCAAACGTGTTAACCAAATCTTAAATAACCCTATAAACACCCATGAAATAACATTGGATGCTGCTGCAACAAAATGGTGGTTGGAATATGGCCAAAACTTGTCCAGTGCATCCAGTTTATTATATATGATAAAAAACCTGTTGCGCCACTTTAACCCAAATGCGCCATTATCACAAATTACCAAACTGGACATATCAAACTTTATAGGTGCGTTTCAACAAAATGGGCGCACGCCTGCAACAATTAACCGGTATCTGTGTTGTTTATCGTCAATTTGTACACGTGCACATGAACATTGGGAATGCAATACACCGCCATTTAAGATTTTAGCATTCCGGTTAAAAGAACCCAAAGAAAATATTAAGTTTTTCAAGGACATGGACGAAATCAACCGCCTTGTTGATGCCGCTGCCGAACACCTGCGCCCAATAATATGGTGTGCGCTTTATACTGGTTTACGTCGTGGGCGTGTTTTGGGTTTACGTTGGGATCAAATAGATTGGGCAAACCACCAAATTGTGTATATGGGCAAAGACGGCAACCCCAATTCTGTGCCACTGGTGGAACCATTGGCTGATATTTTACGCAATTTGCCACACACATGCGAATATGTATTTACCCGGCGTGGCAAACCGGTTCGCGATGTAAAAGCAGCGTGGGCAGCAGCATTTGTGCGTTCCGGTGTGCCATACAGGAACTTTCATGCCCTGCGCCACACCACAGCAACATGGTTGCTACGCCACTCTGGTAACTTAAAGGTTGTACAAACGGTGTTGGGCCACCGTACATTATCGGTTACAACAAAATATGCACACTTGGTAAATGACGATTCTGCCACAGCCATGAATACCCTGTTTTGCACAAATTTTGCACAAAAACCTGACACACAATCGTAAAATGCCCGTTTTCTGCGGGTTTTTAACTATGACCCCTTTCACTCAAAATCAAGTTCTGCAAGGAGTATCGGTTCAAGTCCGATCAGGGCCACCAAGATAAGAATACCGCAGATTCCTGCGGTTTTTTATTTGTTTTTGTGTCAACTACCTGCGGCAATATGTAATCGCAAAAATGTCCTATTTTGTTTCTTTTTTGCACAAAAACGCACATTTTTGCACAAAGTTTGCACAAAATTTGCACAAAAAAATACCCCGCTATTACAGCGGGGTGACACACCAATATAACCATAATAACTTTTGTGCCATAACGTCAAGGGTTAAACACCCTGTTAAATGATGCTGGTGCATATATCTGTAAATGCACCCACGTTGGTGTTTTATCGTATGCCTCTGCCCATAACCCACATTCCACCAATGCTGCTTTACCGGCTGATGTTTGTAACCATGCCTTTAACTTACCGTCCGCATCGCCAATATCCACTGCTGCACCATACAAATGGCACGAACCCATAGCACTTGGGTTAATGCGTTTTTGGTCGGCCAACGAACGCAAACATGACGTGGCTGTACGTGGTGGCGTAAACCCTAGTTTGTTTAACTTACGCACCAAATCATTTAAGTTACGCAATGTAACCGCATCAACCTCTGCCTCGTTCCACTTATGTGAACCAGCACGCAACAATTCATTTACTGTGAATTTCATATTACAACACCTTTTTTGCAACACGCGCTATAAACAACCCAATAATAGCCAACAATGCCAATGCCAGCGCGTTGCGTTCTGTGCGTATTGGTTTTATCTGTAATTCACATGCAGCAGGTACACCGGCTATTTCCGCTTTAATGTTATCTATTTGTGCCATAACCGCATCTGTCTTGCATTCCTTTGCCAACGTCTTTTCAAGCGCAACAACCTGTGCTGTTGTATTATCTGCAATTGTTTCTACTGGGGTTTTGTGCGCACAGCCACACAACATAAGCGTACAACCCAACATAAACCCAATTATAACCCACGATATGCCTTGTTTCATGTTTCTACCTCTGTTTTTGTTTTAACAGTGCTGTTTGCACTTTGCCTATGGTTATTGCCGGTATGGTGGTTATTTTTACGTCTGGCACAAACATAAACCGTTTATGTCCACCTTTAAGTTCTTTCCCCTCACGTTCAATACGCAGGTTTATTTCACCAAAACCCGACAACGATGTATGGTTATAAAATCGTTCTGCAAAATTGGCGTTATAATCAATTGTGCGCCCTTTTTGATAACTTGGGGTCTGTATGCAGTGACGGTTTTTAAGCACTACGTCACCCTGTGTGTTAATTGACATAATGGGGTTACTATAATCAACCAGCGCATTATGCTTGTGCCCGATCCAAATTAACTCTACGTTTACACCTTTGGCAATGTGTTGAAAATCTAACATGCCCTTTGTTTGTGGTGCACTACCACCTGCGCCATGGTGCTGGTATATATCGTAAAAACATAACTTGCCTGTGTTATCTTTGGCTGTAAACCGTAAAAAGTTTGCATAGTTACCCACCAGTATTTTATGCTCTTGGCCCATGTTTAACATTGTTGCCAGCATTTGCAACACGTCCAGGCCATTATATTTAAGTATGCTTTCCTCGTGGTTGCCACGCCCAAAAAACAATATCTGTTTTTGGTATGGCTTTAAGAACGCATAAATATTGTCCAGTTTGGCGTTTAACTGGCAATCGGTATTTTCAATTAAATGCGGTACAGCGCGCTTTTGGTCTTTTAGCAATATAGCATCAAACAAATCACCACCAAACAGTATGTACCGCCCATCCTTTAAGCAAAAATCAAGGTGCTTTTTTAATGTTTCCCTATCACAATCAGGGCTGTCAAAGTGTATATCACTGAATAATGCCAATTTTATGGTTTTACCTGCCTTGGCATCGGTTACAAACTCGTATGCTTTCATGCGCACCCTCCCTATTTAACTTTTCCATGTTTTTTTGCTAACAACTGCCGGTACAACCTATATTCGTCATAGGTAAGTGCACCTTTGTCGTTGTTGCACGCCTTGTGTGCTGGTCGCCAATTGCCTGGCGTATTAAGCCCATTACGGCTTACCGGTATTACATGTTCCAAACTAAAATCGTTTTGGTCTGTGATCGGTTTTTCGCATAAATAGCAGTAACAAATACCCATACGTATCTGTTCACGATACAGGTTTTTCCACTTTTTTTTGCTTGCGCTTTCCAACATGGTTCGCCCCTTTGGTTTTTACGTCTTGTGGTTGTATTTCCATGCCGATTTTTTCGCTGATTTTCTTAAACGACAACTGGGTTAAAAACTGAAAAACACGCAAACCTGTTATGTCATACAGGTTCTCAAAAATGCTTAATAACTCAACACCATCAATAGCCAGCGCAACCCAAAACGCTAACTCTACACCCTGTGCATATGATGGAAATGTTAATTTTTCTGCAACAAATGCTGCCAATACTGCGATAACATATGTTATTATTTTCTGTATAAAACGTGACAACCCACGTGATGTGCGTTTTTGCCCCCTATATGGTGCCGCAATAAACCCTGTTACTGTGTCAATACATAACAGTATAAACAACCCCAACACAGCGGCGTGTATTTCCTGGGTAAAGCCCCAAATAACGCCACCAACTGCATAAAAAAACTTTTGGCTCGTCAAATGAATACGATACATAATGCACCCTCCACAAACAAAACGGGGGCAACTGCCCCCTGTTTTTATTTTTTACGTTTTTTACCGCATGGCATTGTTCACTCCTTATGCTTTTTTTATTAACGCCAGTAATCTTTCCAGTATGATTTTACCCGTACCGTATAACCCTGCCGCCAATAACTTTATTAAGCCGTAAACCAACTGCCATACATATGCAAATGTACCCTTAACAAACGGTATAATAACCGACTTATACTTTTCCCACAGGTCTTTCCATTCACGCTTGTATTCGCGCCATAATTGCGCCCATACGTCTTTTATTGTTGGTTTTGGTTCTGCCTTTACTTTATGCATATTTGCCCCCTTATATTATTGTTCTTCTGGATACGGGTAACGCGCTTTGATTTCCGCAACCTTGGCATCACGTTCCGCAATTAACTCCGCAATCTCTTCGCTTTCTGGGTCATCGTCACGCAACCGTTGTATATGCGCTGTGATTGGGTCGATTTCTTGTTTGTACGCAAACGCCCTTTGTTCTGATTGTTCTTCTTTTGTTGGTGCTGGTATTTCGGTTTTTAATAAAAATTGTTTGTTGTATTCTGTATAATCGCTCGCGCAATGCTCTGTATCTTCAACCACTGCATCCTTTACCATACAAAAGAATTCCGTATCTGTATCAGACACCGCTATAATTTTATTATCTTTTATTGCTTTATACATATTTGTTCTCCTATACTGTGCCATTAGCATATATAAATTTAACAAGGTTCCATGTGCCACGTGCTAAATAATCTAAAACAAATTTATCATTTTTTGATACTGGGGCTATTGCTTGTTGAACGTCGCCAGCACCGTATGAAGTCCTTAAAATTTTATATTTTTCTACATTCCCAGAAGATTTTACCAGCACTCCAAATGTACACTGCCTATCAGATTGTTGTGGGGTAACACCACAATAATAATACCCATCAGCAGGCGCAGTGTATTCTGTTCCTGTGGCACCAACTGATAAAGTAGTAACTGTTGCACTTGGTTTAGAACCATGCGCAACAAATACTTTACCTGTTGACGTAAGATTGTTTAAATCTTTGTTGGCAAAATTACTATCATTGGTAAGGTCACTTATCTTTGTTGGAACCGTTATATTTGCTGTAACATTACTACTTGCATTGGCTGTAAATGTATTAACCGTAGTGCCGTTTTTCTGTATTGTAAGCGTTGCATTTCCTATATCTGCACTATTGGCTTTTGCATTAAGCGCATTTTGCAAATCGGTTTGGTCGCTTAACGTGCCATTTATGTTACCCCACGCTGTTGCAGCCGTTGGGTTTGCCCACGTTCCGTCACCCTGCAAGAACTTTGCTTGGTCGCCTGCTGCTGGTGCTGGAACTAAACCACTGGTACCTGCATCGCCTGCCGTTGCACCTGTCATAACACTGTATGTGGTATCTGTGGCACTTATTGTTGTTCCAGTAATTGTTATATTGGTACCGGCTGTTAATGTGTCTTGTTTACCACTTATTGCTGTTGCGACATCCGCAGCCGTTTGATAACCAGCATCGTTATTCAAGTCAGACACATCATCGCCTGGCTGTAATGCCGTACTTGCCAAAGTGCCTTGTGCCGCTGTCGCAAAATCTGTTGTATCTGCCGCTGCTGCTGTACCAAGCGTTGGTTTGTTTAATATCTGTGCAACACCAGAAACTGCATCCCAATCACTGTTTACCTGTGCAGCCGGTATTGTTGGCTTGTTTATTAAATCGTCATAATCGCCAGTCGTTGCAATTGTCGCCAAATCGCCTGGCTGTACCGCTGTGTCGGCCTTTCCACCCTGTGCAGCCGTTGCATAATCACTGCTGCTTGTATATGCAGCACTGCCCAAACCTGTTACAGCGACATCAGCCGTTGTGCCACCCGTATTAACGCTTATTGTGCCGTTGGTTGTGCCACTGGCTATACTGCGCACACCACTGTTGGTAAAGTTTGTACCGGTTAATGTTATACCGTCACTGCCAGTATATGTTGTATCCGTTGCGCTTATAGTGCTGCCGGTTATTTGTATGTTGGTGCCAGCAGTTAAGGTGTCCTGTTTAGCGTTTAATAACGTATCTGTTTCTGCCTTGGTGTATGTTTCTGCTTCACTACCAATATACACCCATGCGCCAACACCACCGGTTATAACCCAACGATAATACGATTGTGCGTCATTGTGTGTACTATCGTCCAAAACCTTTACAACGTCATTGTTGCCTAATGTACTCGTGTCATACGCTTGCAAATCTGCATATGTGCCCACAATATCTACAACGTCAGATTTGGAAACAATTGCATCTATTTGTTGTTGTAACGCAATATCCGCGTTTTGGCGGTTTGTTACCTCGTCTGCAATATTACCAGTGTTGGTGGCAATTTGCCCAATGTTCGTTGTTGTTGCACCACTGTTTAACGCATCTTGTTGTGCGTTTGACATGGCTGTCCACCCACCACTGCTATTACCCATGTTATATGCAGATGCAGACACTGGCTGTTTGCCATTGATTTGTGTTTGTATGCTGCTGGTAACACCGTCAACATAATTAAGTTCTGTGGTGCTAGCCGTAATACCATCCAAAACGTTTATTTCCGCAGTGCTGGCTGTAACCCCATCTAGCACGTTTACCTCTGCTGCGGTTGCTGTAACATCGGTAATCTTACTTAAATGTAATGCAGGCACGTCACTTTCCGCTAAATCAGCCCCAGCCGTAACCAACCCCTTGCTATCATATGTAATTTTACACTTTGTGGCACCGGTAATGGCAGCATTTGCAGCAACTTTATTGTCCAACTGTGTTTGTATATTACTTGTTACGCCGTCTGTGTAATTTAATTCGGTTGTCGTGGCTGTAATACCGTCTAAAACATTTACCTCTGATGCACTGGCGGTTACATCCGTTATTTTGCTTAAATGCAGTGCTGGTATATCACTTTCGGCCAAATCAGCACCGGCTGTTACCAAACCTTTACTATCGTATGTAATCTTGCACTTGGTTGCGCCAGTAATAGCGGCATTTTTATCTACCTTACCGTCCAACGCTGTTTGTGTGGCTGTGCTTATTGGTTTATCCAAGTCGCTTGTGTTATCACAGTTTCCTAACCCCACCTGCGCGGCAGTAACACTGTGCGGGTTATTGGTGTCTGCAATATGGCCGTCCATTGTGTCTTTGTTGTCAGTAATTTGGCCCTGTAATGCGGTATCTGCATCTTGACGGTCACTTACCTCGTCCGCTAAATCGTCCGCGACACCATCAATACTATCTTGTAATGCATCGTCAGCATCTGCACGCAATTGTGCCTCGTCAGCAACCTTGCCATCCACCATATCAATCAAATCGGTCTGGTCTGCAATATCACCACCAATTTCACCCCATTTGGCCACTGTTTCTGCTGCATATGGCAAATCATTCCATAATGTATAGCCATTACCCACTTTCATGCGGTTGGTGTCAATTTCAATACCAATTTCCCCACGTTGTAATAACGGGTTCTTTGCTGTCCACTCTATTGCTGGAAAATTTGGGTGACGCAATCTGCGGTACCGTCTGCTTGGCCCCTGCATTGCCCCATCACGCGTCATAGGTTTTTCTGAATATTCTACATTATGTTTTTGTGCCATTTTATATCTCGCTATTTATCCATGCGTCAATATCGTCGTCGCCAATATCAACGGGTTCTCTTTCCTGTTCTGCCTCAACGCGTGCTGCATGGTCTATTTCCGCCCAACATTCACGCGCTAAAACGCCCCAGTATTCTTGCTTTATTTGGGTTTGGTGTTTGTTTTGGAAATTCTTAATTGTGTCGCGTATAACACTATCAATATACGGCAAATCTAAATACCCACGCTTTTTCCACAATGTGCGCATTAACGACAAACGCAACACCACAATCATATCGCGCATTTCGTTTTGCGCATGGTGTTCGCGTAATGCACGCTTACGTATATACCGCGCCAGTATCTCGTCTAGTACGTCCGTTTGCTTACGCACCACTAGTTCATTTGCATGCAATAACGATAATCGTAACTGCACCACAATGCTGTCAATTGGGCGTAATTGGTATTCGCCCCTGTGCCAGAACCTAAAAACACGCCGCAGGTTACTGTCGGGCGTGTCTTTTTGTGTTTTTGGTGTGTCTGGCGTAATGGTTTTAATGGTGAACGCCATTTTTTTGCTTTTTGGGTTTGGGTGTTGTTTTTTTAATCGCAGTGTCAATGTGTTTATCAACAACACTGTCTGCAACTTTTTCTTTTACCTCAACATCATACGCACCATCGGCATCCAAACCATACGGCTTAATTTTTCCGTCTGGCGTGGTTTCAACTGCCGCCTTGGTATCAATACTGTCTGTAACGCGTATTTTATTACCCACAGTAATTTTACCATCCTCAACGTATTTATGATTGTTTTCTGTTTCAACATGCATGTTGACCGGTTTGGCCTCCACGTCATAAACATGGGTATTTAATTTTTTCATAGGTTTTCCTTTGGGTTTAACGTTTTTGTAATGCGTTTAGTAAGTTTATAACCGCATTTGTATTGGTTTGTGGCACTTTGCTTGCCGCACGCCCCAACGCAAATGCTATTTCGCCCGATGCACGTGGTGAAAATGCCAATGTTGACAATACACCCAACGGGTTTGCACTTAATGCACGTGTTGACAATGCTGTTGCAACCGCACCACCTGCACGTAATGGATCACGTGGTATTAACTGTTGTGTTTGTCCACCGGCAACCGCATCCAGTATTTTTTTACCAGATACCGCATCCAACAATTTACCCAACTCTTGTTTGCCCCCCTGTGCAGCCGCCACAGATTGACGTGTAATACCCTGTATTTTACGCAATTCTGTCGTTGGGTCTTTACTGGTAAATGCCCCCTTTAATGCATCTATAATTTTACTTGATTTGGAAAATTCTTTTAATGCGGTTGCGTATTCTGGCCCTGCCTCAATCATGGTTTGTTTTAACGCATTTTGTATTGGTTTAATTATACGTATTGCATTTTTTTCACCGGCACGCGACAATGGCTCAATAATACCATCAATTGCTGTTTTTATTTCCATGGCATTATCAAATGTTAAACCACCATTATATTTTGCGTTCGTAAGCAATTTATCAACCTTGGTTAATGCGTTTGCTGCAACATCATCAACACCTGCTGTAACACCAGATATTTCGCCAGTGGCTTTATTAAACGCCTCTTTAACTGCTTTATCAGACAATAATAACGTGTGTTTGTTTTTTGGTAATGAATTTTGAAATGCTTGTCCCCTTGCTTTTTCCAAAGAACGCACAGCATTATCAACATCGTCAACGACGTCATATACGCCCGATTTTCCACGCATGGCGTTCTTAAATGTTTCACTATTACGTGTTCCTGCATCATATGCACGCTTTAATGATTCACCACCGGCACCGCTGGCTTGGCCTGCAACATCTGCGCCTAAACGTCCTGCCGCTTTTATGCCCTCAATAACCCATGGAAGCGACCCGCCTATTGCACCGCCCCATTCTGCACCAGTTTTTGCTTTGGAAAGACGGTCAGCCACTCCCTCGCCCTCACCCAAACCGTATAACGCACCATAACCTGCACCCTGTGCCAAGCCCATTAAACTTTTTGCCAATGTTTGCGAACCTAACACTGTGCCTTTTGCCACCGGTAATGCACGACTAATTGGGTTTGCTAATGCGCCACCTACACCTGCCCCTATGGACAATACCGGGTGTTTTTGTGTAAAATCTTTTTGTTCTGCACGTATATCGGCAACCGGTTGTCCTGTTAATGCGCTTTCTGCCTCGTCAGCCATGTTAAATAATAAACCGTTACCAAAAGACCGGGCGGTGCCCTGTGCCACCCCCAGCGCATCAATTATTTTTTTATGTGTTTCAGCCGCTTTTTGTGCTTGTGCAAGTTTTTCTTGTCCTGCTGCAAACGTACCATCTTTTTCGCTTTCCAACATGCGTGCCAATTCGTTATCGTTTGGTTTTGGCACCGCTAAAATCTGCTCAAAAGACGAACCATTGTCGGCCAAATACTTGGCTATAACATCCTTTGGTGCACCATTATCTCGCATAATTTCAGCATTATAGCGTAATACACCCACCGGTCTTGTGTTGTTCATTATTTCGTTCCTTTCATAAAATCGTCAATTGCTGTGTTTTGTGGTTTGATTGTTGTGTTGTTTTTGCGTGCTAAATCGTCTAATGCACTTTCAACCAATTTCCAACGTAAATCTGGTGCTAAATATGGTGATAAACCCATTGACTTAAAGAAACGTTCGCCCTCGGCCTCGGTCATTTGTGCGCCATAAATCTTTTTCAATTGGTCTTGCACATACTGTTTTGCCTTGCCCTCAAATTCGTTGTACGCTTTTGATTGGTCGCTACTCAAAATATCACTAACACCCTTACCCCATTCTGTTGCCCAACGTCCTGCCTTATCATTAAGTTCTTTAAGGTCGTTAATGCGTTCTGGCTCAAAACGATACGCCGTATTACCACCTGCATTTGGATCATTGACTTTCAAATAATCGCTTGCAACTTGGCTGGTAACCGCCTGCTTGCTGGCCTCTGCATCTAATTGTGCCGCCTTAATTGCGTTTTCACGTGCAGTTTCTGCCGCATCGCGTTCTGCCGCCTTGCGTGCGCCATATGTTGTGCCAAAGCCACGCGCCAACGCGGTTAAACCGGTGCTCCATGGGTCAATAATTTGTTCCCCAAAACCACCTGTAAACGCCTGTGGGTTTTCCATGGCCGCCAATGCATTTGCCAATGTTTCGCCCATACCTGGCACCGCCTTTGGTGCGCCCAGCGCATCCATAAGTGTTTTTAATTTGTTGGGGTCATACTGGGTGCGTTGCATTTGCGTTTGTGTTTTTGTAATTGGCACAACTGATTGTGGCAACGCGCCATAACCCAACGCGCCTAAAACACCATTTACATTATTGTTATTTTCATTCATTTTTACCCCCTTTAACCCTGGTATGTTCCATATCCACCAACTTGACCCATATAATTACCGTTAACATCGGTTACCGCCTTGCTAGCACTACCCAGTAGCGAACCACCAATTGCCGCACCAATTGGGCCACCTAAAACCGCACCACCAATTGTGCCAACTGCACCCAATAAACCACTGGTTAGCGAGTTTTGTTTCGCCATTTTGGTTTTATATTGGTCAACCTGGTTCTGATAAAGTTTGTCATAGGTGTTTTCCAAACCAGCACCGGCTTGACCCGCAACCATCGCAGGGTCAATAACTTGCCCACCTGCCAATGCTGCTTGGTTAAGTATGTTGGTCTGATACTGTTGCCCATTTGCCAATGCCTCGTTGCTCAATGCCGTTAATGTACGGTTCTGTGCGTCATATATATCACCCATTGCGCTGTTCCATGCGTTACTGCCCAATGGCAAACCACGATTGGTAAGCGAACTTTCCGCACGTTCCACCTGTCGGTTTAACTGTGGCTGTAAATACGCCATTTGTGCGTTGTAATACGCATTTGCCGCCTCGGTTGGGTCACCACTATAATTGCTTAACGCTGCTAACTGTGCGTTTTGTGCCGCTTGGCTGCTTGCACCCAACTGCTTATTAACGGTTATTTGCCCTGTTGCTGGGTCAATTGATGTGCTGTATGAACCCAATGGCCCATTTACATTGGCATATTGTTGTAGTCCTGCCGCTTGGTTCAAGCGGTTCTGCTCGGCAATATCTGCCGACTGGTTATATTTCGGTGCGCTTGGTGTACTTCCCATTTTCTTTACCCCTTATTTTACACTGCCCAAATTGGTATCTACGGCAACATCGGGGTGCAGTGCCGAATACATTGCCAGTTTAATTTCCGCATCCAGTTCGCGTTCCTTACGGTCTGCATCCTGTTGCATAATGCCTATCTTTGCTTTGTTGATTTCAGTGTCAGATACGATTTTCGCAATTTCCGCATCAGCACGCTTGTTTTCCAATGCCAGCGCGGTTTTGTCTTTCATAGCGGTGTTTTCTAACTCAACGCCCGCTTTTTGCGCATCTAACTGCAACTTTTGCTGCTGAACCTCTACTTTTTGCTGTTCAACCTGCATTTTCAATTGTTCTGGTGATGGCTGTTGTGGCTGTGCCATACGCTGTTGATATGCAGCAATCGCATTGTCAATCGCTGTTTCCATTTCCTGTTCAACAAACGCACCCACTTTGTAACCACGTATCATGGACATGATGGCTGGCTTTGCAATTATTGCCATTTCCGGTATGTTCTGTACCATCACAGCAACCTTATCCAACTGTGCAAACACGTTTGTCCACAGTTCGCTTATGTTGGCTTTGTAATCAGCGTCATAGTAACTGCGCACATCTTCCAAACTTATGGTTAAACGTGTGTTTTTAAGGTTTTCTGTCTTTAACAGTTCAATTGCCTGCATAACCTGTGGCAACGTTTGTTCGTCATATTCAATTGTGGAATATGTAAGCAACGACAACGGCTCAAACGCTTGGCAGATAATATCGCATGCAATGCGCATGGTTTCCTGCACAAAGTAAATCGCATCTTTTTGGTCGTCTTGCAACCGCATTGTGCCAAAACTGCCCTTTAACCGGTTTGTGCCATACGCATCCTGGGCTTGTGTTTCACCCTCCATAACGTCATAAATACCCAAACCTTTCTGTATATCGGCAATGTATTCGTCACGCACAACCTTTAACTGTTCCAGCGCAGCAACTGCCGGTGCATTGTCGTTAAACCATGTAAGGTTGGCAATTTGCTTACCCTCTAACTTTTCGGTGTTTTTAAGGCCAATCATGCTGTTTTCATTATCAGCATCAAATATCTTGCCAAAATCAGACACACTTGCATCATATGCACCAACAACACGCAATGTGTCCTTTATTGCGGTTATCTTTTGGTTAACCTTATCAACCGCGGTGTATTGCGCTAAATATTGTGCATGGCGTGGCACTGGTACAGTGCTGTCGGTAAAGTCGTCATAACTTAACGGCTTTGCACATGGAAATTCAATTTGGTACGGGTAATCATATGTTGCCAATATGCGCTTAAACGCCGGATGGTAAATATAAACTTTACGATCCCATTTATCCCAAATTTCATAAACAGATACCGTTTTATCGTCGCGGTCTTTTTGGTCAATTAAGCCCTGTTTTTCCAACTCGTCCAGTTCGTCTGCTGATGCGCTAACATCCAACCCGCGTAAACGTGGAAACTGTTTTTTAACATCCTCGTCACGCATGCGAAACCGGCGTGCAACCCAACCGCAATCATCCCAATGCTTTGATTTTTGCCATATAAAATCGTCATGGCCAACAAAATCAAACGTAATATCCTCTTTTACCAGCCCATCTTCTGTGCGGTATGGTGCGTAACTTACCCAAATAATACCCATGTTGGTAAGTTCAGCGTCCAATTTGGCATATGATAAAGCCCGCTTAAACTGCGGGCAATCTGCTATCTTGTTTGTTACGCGTTCCAGTATCATTGATGCCGTACGTGCCACACCATCGTTATCGCGGTTGGTGCGGTCAACCTGCACCTTTGGTATAAACGGCAATATAAACGGTAAACGCACACTAACGTTGCGGTATAACAGGTTATACCCCTTGGAAACATCGTCCAATTTACGTGCTTTAACGTCCTTATCGGCAATAAACGCCTGGTTGCGATAACGGCGTGTAATATCTTTTGATAATTTTTGCCACTGCTTATATTTGTCGTCGCCATACGCGATTTCCAACTGCTTGGCCCAATAATCGTGCTTTTTTTCTGCCATGGTAAATTAGCCCTCTAACTGGTTGATTTCATCCCTAATTGCTTGTCTTTGTGCATGTAAAGCAACAACATCATATGGCAATTCAATGCCTGCTAACGAACATTCGCTGCACTTAATAATTTTGTAGTCGGTGCTGTCCAGTTCGGCTTTAAGTGCAGTAATGCGTTCTTGCTTGATAACGTCTTCTGGTTTGGCTGGCGCATAACCCTTTTCATACAAATCACCATTCCAAGCAGATTCAAATTCCACAACGGGCAACCCCTGTTCAAACGCATCGGCTTGATTTTGTATTATAAGTTTATGGTTTATATCTATATTTGCATACAATGACCCTGCCGGCGCAGGAACAAACGGACATTCTTTTTCCTGTGGTTGTTCAATAACAGGTTCTGCAATTATTGGTTCTTCTTGAATTATATTTTCTTCTTTATCCATTTTTTACTCCTTTGTTATGCAAACGGCATAAATTTAATTTCGGGGCTTGTACCACTATAATTCCAACTAACTACATCACCATTCTTTACAATAATTTGACAATTAGTGTTACCACTCCAATCGTTATGACGCCAATTGCCCGTTGCAACCTCTACGCCATTAACATATATAGACCCACTGCCATTAACGCCAAACGAAACAAGCCATCCTCCATTTCCTGTAATTGTATATGTTCCACTTGCAGAACCACCAGCCGCATTTATTGTTGTTACACTACTCGTGTTTGGCGACATGTGTGCACGAATCCACGCGGTTGTTGCTACCTTGGTACTATTATCGCTTGCACTTGGCGTTGGTACTATTGGGCTAGCACCAAATGTTTTAGTACCATTGATAGTTTGGTTCCCTGTTGTGTAAACACCATTGGTTACTGTTGCTGCGTTGCCATTTATACTGCCGCTTATTGTGTTACTAAAAGATACAGAACCGCTGAAACTTTTATTACCTGTAATGGTTTGTGCACCTGCCAACATGCATGCATTGCTGTCCACATAACCCTTGGTTGCAGCATCACCAGACAACGTTGGTGTGGCAACACCAGTTAATTTGTGGTTGCCCATAGGCAAATCTGCCGTTGGCACAATACTGCCGTCCTTTTCCAACTTGTTGTTTGTCGCATTTAACAATGTGCTAAAATTGGCATCAACGTGCACACTGTTGGCTTTAATGCCTGCCAAACGGTCTGTTTCCATTGAATATGTTAATGATATAACACCCATTTTTTACCCCTATATCGCTGTTTTACTTGTGTTGAATAACAGCATCAAATCAACAACTTGATGCTTAATATTGTTAACATTTGCGTTAATACGTACGCTAAAATTGTGACCCAACCCACTGGCAGAATATGTATCTGCGGTTGCCGTCATATCACCAAAACTGCCCGACCAGTATTCAGTATCCCATTGCGCCGTACCTGGTGTTGGATCATTTGGGTTCGGGTCGTCTGACCAAATAAAGCCCGTATCACCTAAACTTTCTGGCACATCGCTATCGTCAGACCAGTTATAGTAACTTTGGTTCTCAAAATCTTTGTAAACGCTAAATACCAGGTTAACTTTATCGCTGCTTGCATGGCGTATCTGTATGAAATTAAGCCGTTTTAACAAATCAGTTTTGCAATTGTTATATGCTGTCCAAATTTCCAACGGTATAAAATTGGTGTCAGACGAATCATTACCGTATTGATATACCCCATCTGCCATACCAAATAACAACGCACCATTTACAACACACATGGTAAATGCGTTAATATTGTTAAATAACGACCATTTGCCACTTGTAATGTTCATGCACACCTGCACAAACGTATCACCCGCCTGTGGTATGTTAAACAACACAAAATCTTCTGTTGGCACCACAACGCCCATAAAACCGCTTTGTTTGCCAAAATGTTCCGCTTGGTCTAACAACCATGTGTTAATGCGCTGACTAAATATATACTGCGCATCTTGGTTTTCACCATTGGCAAATATACTGTGTGCACTTATAAAGCCCTTGTTGGTCATTATAATAAGGTCACCCGACCAGTTAATAAACGGTGTTTTACCCAACGGAAAACCGGTTTGGTATGTACCGTTGTATACAACGTTTGTGGGATCGTCCAAATCATTACCAGTATAAACAATCGCCTCGCCCTGGTCTGTAATAAACCCAATGTACGCATTAAGCGACATACCGGCATCGCGGCTTATGTTAAACGCGCCAATAATGCTGCCACCTTTATGTGGCGTACCAGCCGATGCGCCAATATCAAACTGGCTTAATGCGCCCTGTACATACCCAACGGGTAAATACCATGCACTCAAATCGTTGCCATACCCAGCGCAAACTTGGGCGTTTAATACTGCTACCCAATCAAACACCAAACTGCCACCAGTAACAGCCCAATCTTGTATGGTTACCGTTTGTGTTGGTAAACCATAATCATTTACAAATATTTGCTGTGCGTTATCCAGGCCATTAACCATTATAATTTGATGGTTCATATACACCCAACGCCACTCACTGCCACTGTAACCGTTTTTGCTATTACGTAATGTGTAAACCCCTGCAACTTTCTCAAACACATATATTGTGTTATTGCTGCATACAATAATCATATTGTATTCTTGCAGTGGTATAATGGTTTTAACCGGCTTTGTAAATGTTACAGGGTCACCACCACCATCAACAAAATCAATTGGAAAATATCCTTTACGGCTTTCCAACAGATTTTGCTTAATAACATAGTTTTTGCATGCCAACAGGTGCCCCAACCCAACGTCTGATAACGGTGCCTCGGACGACCAGCCAACCTGGTAAAGTGGTATTGTTATTCTTTCAGACATATTATATTACCCAATTTCCATCGCTGTAATTGCTTGTGTTTTTAAGTGCACCACCGGACATATCAATTTGTTGTGGTGCTTGGCCCTGCGCCTCATGTTGCGCCAATGTTTCATTAAACTCTTTTTCAATTTCCGCCCAATTACCAATATCCTTATCCTTTAACCAACGATATGTGGTGCCCAACAACAATATTTGGTCGGGTATAAGGCATGTATCACTGCTATTATCAAACTTTTCCTTGCGTGTACCGTCTGCTGCAACAACCGGCTGCATGGTGTAATACAAAAACTGTATTGGCGTACCGTCTGCTAACCCTGGAAAAATGTAAATAGAACGGTTACGTATGTTAAATATACCGGTTGTGCCAACTGCCACGCTTGATGCCTTTAATACCATCCATTGATGCATATTTACCGCCTGCATAGGCACACGTTGGTTCATATTAACCATTGTGCCGGTGTCAATGCCTGCGCAATCGGGTGCCAATGTGTCAAATGGGTATTGGTTCCAATCGCCTAAACAGTTCCACGTATTACCGTCCGGTGTTGTGCCACTTTCACCTGGTTTTAACCCCAATGATGCAGGGTCGTCCACCGCCACAGACGTTGTGTTTTGTGCATAACGGTATTTGCCACTGTAAATAACCTGTCCTGCCGCATATGTATTGCCACTATGAAACTGTTGATATGTTGTAAACGCGCATTCCTGCAATAATTCGCTTAAACTGTTTTTGTGTATAATGTCCTCTAACAGTTCGTTTAACACACGCACGTTTTCCTGTACCAGCAATTCCGTTGTGGAAAATATATTTGGCACATTTTTATACACACCCTCACGTGTCATTGCTGATATAATAATGTCCTGTACTGTCATGTTTTACCCTTATAGAATTAAAAAAAGACCATAAACAAATACTCTTGGTTTCCCTTTAAGTGCTTGTTTATGGTGTTTGTTTTTAAGTTATGGGTTTGTAATGGCCGTTTTTACGGAACGGCCAAACCGTATTTATGTACTTAACGCAAATTAAGACACAATTGTGTATGCAACGGCAGATGGTGTTGTGCCTGGGATAATACCCTCGGCAACACCATAAATACCTGCACCTGCTGGACAATCTGCCAACGTTTCAACAGTGATTAAACCACTTGCTGATGTGTCTGTTAATTCGCCTGTCGCTGGGTCAATATAATTTGTACCCGCAGAAACTGCTGCTGTGGCTACGCCAAACACAGCAATTCCGCCTGGAAACATATCATGTTGCCCTGCTTTTGCACCGTATGCCGACAATTCGTCTGCCAACACTGGTTCTGTTAAGTTAATTGTTGTAAAAGCCATATTAACCTCCCTTAAATTAAGAACCAACTACAACGCCTTGGAACGCACGACCCGATGTGGTCATGTTACCAGCCCACAACCATGCTTCTGAGAACAAATCTTGGTTGATGCTGTTAACGCGTTCTTTTTTCGCTGGGTTACGGCTCACATGTGGACGCAGATAGATAAAGTCAGTGTTCAACACATATGCATGGTTAGATGGGATTTTACCAGTCATTGGTGCTGCGCTGATGCCCTGGTCACAGAACATTGGCAAACCATTGATGGACAATTCCATAAAGCCACCTTTACCATCTGTTGAAACAAAACGCTGTACCGCTTGCAATGCTTTGTAATAATTGGTGTACCAGTTATTATCAACAAACACTGCTTTTGGTGCATCGTTGTTACGTGTGGTGCCCAAAATAGCATCGTTCAACTTTTCAACAACGTTGTCAGATGCAAATGTGCATGTGCCCTTGTAATTGCGCCAAAAAGCGTTGTCAGAATCAGATGGGTCAATACCACCAACAACACCAGACGATGGTGTGTCAGAAACCAAGTATTTCAACCCGCCAATTTGCATTGGGTCAGAACCGTCAGAATAAACATCAGCGGCCATACCGTTTTGCAATGCTTTCGCACCGTTTTTGATTTTGGCTTCAATAAGGTCAATCATACGTGATTTACCATTGTTGGCCATAAGTTCAGAACCAGTAACAACCATAGTAACCGCAATTTTCTTACGGGCATATGATGCTGCTGTCGCAAACTTTTTAGATTCCAGATCCCATGCTTGTGCACCGTCATAACGGTTGTAAGCACCATTTTCTGCAATTTCCAAGTTTTGTAAAATTTCAACACCGCCATCTTCTGTCTTGACGTTGCCGGCCTTTTTCAAGAAAGTCAACAATTTGCTGTTGGCTGTATAGTTATCTTTCAGTGAATCTGTATAGTTATCAACAGACGTTGAATACAGATTACCGAAATTAGGATTTCCTACCATGTATTCCTCCCTATGGTATAGAAAAGTTAATTTCAGTGCTTTAACTGCACCCGTTCTTGTTGATATTTGTGTGTTTCGTGCCAAATACCATACGCACGTTGTTTATTGGTTTTGTGTTTGTTTTTGCATATTTATAAAATGCCGCCTTATGCGGTTGTTTTCCCATTCTTGCAACGTCATACTGTATATTTCCCAGTTTCCGTTTGCTTGGCGTAATGTTCCTGTGTTTACAAAACCTACGCCCTTTAAGAATCTTTTACTGCGCGCATTGCTTGGTGCAACAAACGCATTTATTACACTGCCCAAACTAAACGCTGTTGTTAATGCCATAAATACATGCGTTGGTGTCATCCATGTGGCATCCAAACACACGTGGTCATACGTTATGTTGCCATT